CGTTCTGTAGTCCAGAACCACCGAAGTCAGAATTTAGAAGACGTGAATCTTCATCCTTCAGAATTTCAATGAATACTGGGTCAAGAACAATCCAACGTCCTTGGGTATCAACATTTTGCTGATCCAGAAGACGGGACATACGTGCAAGAATTTGTAACGGAAATGCGTTACCTGCAGTGCTGGACTTAGCAGCAGTTGCACCACCTGCACGTGGCTCAATACCAATACAACTATTAGCAGCACCTGCTGTGCCAGAAGTATTAGTAAAGTCAGAAGCGTCAAGCGACATGGATGCCAAAAGTTCAGCACCTACGAGGTTTGAGCCACTGGAAGCTGTTGAAACAGCCTTTGCACCATTAACAGTTGTGTTAACAGCGTTAGCAGCACCATGAATGGCTGACTGCTTAAAGCCTGACAAGTAGCCAAGAACATCTTGGTCAAACTGGTCAGCGAGGCGATACGCAGCACGATCACTTGCCAAAGATTGGAAGTTAACGTGTGAGTGTGCCTCTTCAATGTCGTCCACCTTGAAAGCAAAGTAGTTAGCTTTGTCAATCGTTAGGCTGAACTCTTCATCGTCAAGGTCTTGCGGGGTAATAGTTGTACCACGTGCGTAAGCCTTAACGGTGATTTCGGGTTCTTTGATAACCTTAACGGAATCGCCCATCTGCGCAATCTCACCAAAATAATCAGAATTGGTGATTGCTTCAACAATAGATGCCTTGCGGAAAGCAACCTGCACCTGTTTGCTGTAGATAATAGGACTAAAATTACCGTTAGGAAGATTACCATACCCGCTTGCGGTAGTAAATGCCATTGTAATCTCCATTTAGCATTATTCACAGATGCAAACTTACAAGACTATTAAGAGGCTGATTTGCTTGGGTGCGTTCAATAATAGGATGGCCGTCCTACTATTTTACGGGCCATGCGCTTCAGGTAATCCGTAAGACTTTGCTGTTTGCGTATTGTAGTGTAACAGTTCTGCGCAACAAAGTTACACTAATCTGACTATAGTTATACCTATATATAACTATTTGTCAACCTTTTTTTCTTTCGGTATCTCAAGAAAATTCATGTTCATACTGAAAGACCTACGTTCTCCTTCTGTATAGAATGGATACACGCAGTGAAATAGTTGTGAGGGAAATACATAGAAGTCTCCAACCTGTGGCTTAATTACAAAGTTTGTGCAGGTATATCCAGATGGTGTGCCTGATGCAAACTGTATATGTCCATTAGCAGGATGGTGGTCTTTGTAGTCTTCTTCCCACTCTTCTTCTATTCCTTCAGGTAGCTTTAGGTATCCTACACAAGATAATCTTGACCCTGTGTGGATGTGTAGCGGATTGTACTCACCATTAAATTGACGTACAAACCAACCTGATACTACCTGCAATCCATAGTTGTAGTTATCTACATCTAGTGAGTTAGCCCCAAAAGAGTTCCGTAGTTCTGTGTAGGCTTGGTATTTACCTACAAACTGCCCCAAACCTTCTTGGGCAATAGCTACAATCTCCTCATCAAAAGCTAACTCTGCTTTTACTTTGCCTACTAAGTTATCCGAATAATCTTTTAACTTGTCAGACATTTTACTATTTAGCTTATCAACCAACTCATCTGGCATACGGTAGTATCCCATCGTTGGCCCAAACGGAGCAAATAGTTCCATTTCTTTTTGTGGCTTAAATATTATACTCATCGTGCAGACCCACTTACATCATAGACAAACTTGCCACTACGTATAGCTTCCATGATTTCATCTGAGTTTTTCTCATACTCTTGTGCCGACATCTTCTGAACATCTGACTCTTTTAAGTATGAACTAGTTTCGTCTTTCTGTGGCGTACTACGTGAGTTCTTTGTAGACACAGACTTTGCTGCATCCTTATTTGATTTAGGTTTTTCTTTGCCTATACCTTTATCTGCTTTGTATAGATCAATAGCCCTAGCTGCTGCACGTGCATCATTGTCATTGTCATATAGCGCATCTTGTACCCACTTAGGCTGTTCTTCTGCCCAGTCGTGAAACTCATCGCTATCACGTATCTCGCCAAAGTCAGGATGCATACGCATTAGTTCTACTTCAGCTTTTTCTTTCGTAGCAGATAACTGCATTTCATCAATTGCTTTTACACGTTCTTCTAGCGCAACCGACTGCTCACGTGCTTTTTTCATTGCAATTGTTTCAACTATTGCTGCAACATCTGGATATTCTGCTGCCCATGTTTCAATGTCTTCATCTGACTTGGGCAATTTCATTTCTTTTTGAGCAGCAACACTAAGTTGATTTTTAAGAGCATCTATCTCTTTCTTAAAATCTTCTGCCTGTTTTTGTTGATGCCTACGTAGATCAGAGTAACGCTTCTTAAATGTTTTTTCTTCTGCGTTAGTAGGTTCAGCTTCTTCTGGTTCTGCAGTTTCTTCTGCCTC